CTTCTCACCTCGCACCCCCTGCGCTTGCGCTTCGCGCAAGTGCGCCTGATTCTCTCTTTGTGCGCGAGTGAGCGCGAGAGTCTGCGAGCATGCTTAGAGAGGGGAAAATGCGCCAGCATTTTACCTCTCTCATACATATATAATTCTTATATATTGGATATATGGATATGTTAGTCACCTTCGTTGGATATGTTCGCCTAGGGTGTTGGACATGTTCGCCTAGGTTATTGGATATGTTAGTAACATTCATTAGGGTATTTCCTTACTAAAATTGATCTGCATTATGAGGCTCTCGATCTGCGCTAAGAACTTCTTTTCTTCCATGGTTTGTTTCTTTTTATTCATGGTTGGAAGCGCGTATTGTCTTAGTGCTTCGTTGAGAATGTTTTTATCCTCGCTACTTAGTATTAGTTTTATTGCCATCTTTCTTTTCCTTGCGTTTGTTAAATATACGATCAAAGTTTTCTTCAAACTTCTTTCTGTCTTTTACTGGTCTTGGTTTGCTACCCTTCGACATCTGCGTTCTCCTTTTTTTGGTGATAAACAAGGACAAAAGATTCACACTTAGGACAAGATAGATTGCTTACGATTTCGTAATCTTCAGCGTTGTAATCTTCTCCTGTATGATCTCCGCCCCATATTAATTCTGTTTTGCATTGCCAACAGTTCATTCTTGCCTCCATATCATCCACACAGCTAAGACTGCTAGGAATACTACTAAATTGGTTATAAAAAATGTATTCATTAATAATCCTCAAAGTTAAATTTGTTTTCCTCATAAGGCTCTAGCACCGCACCGCGCCTAAAGAGAGTTTTTACTGTGGTATCTATCTCGCTTGAGTTAGATTTCACCACCCCACCGCGCACCACGCGCAGAGGATCAAACTCTACGCCCTCATCAACGCAGATGCGCTCTGCTTCCTCCTCTTTCGCAAGCCACAGACCAAACGCCTGGCGTGCTGAATCCACAAGGGCTGTTGCGCCTCTAATGTAGGAGCGTGCAAGCATAGGATCATCAGTATGAGAAAGAGCAGCTTTACTCATGTGATGGATGCTCATAACGCTTGCTCCTAATTGCGAGGAGATAGAGGCGCACAGCTGACCATATAATTGTGCTGCTTCATTGCTTGACGACAACGGAGCTGCACTCATTGCTTGGATCGGATCAAGAATCACTAAAGCCAGATCATTGATCTTGCCTAGTTCATCTACTAATTCATTAGCTTGTTCGGTGATATGTAAACCATCTTTGTTATCCCTTAAAAGTGTCATAGTTTGTTCGGTATCAGGAATGGTATAAGCGAAAGTATCATACAAAGTGTCATACCTTTTTTGTTCAGGATCTAAAGCCATAATCCTTCTATGTAATTCGTGTTGATCATCCTCTGCACTTATATAAACCACATTGCCAGATTTAATAATCGGATGACCAAACCAAGTGCCATGACCTCTTGTAACTTTTAATGCAAGATCTAAGGCCAACATAGATTTACCCACGCCACCAATACCTGCAAAGATAGATGGCTTACCTTTTTCTAAAAACTTATCCACAAGAAATTCACGCTTGGGTGGCTCGCCTTTATAGTTCTTAATTGAGAATCTAGTAATACCTATACTGCTGGTTATGATTTCTTTAGCAACACGCTCTAATCCATGCTCTAAATACATATCGTTATAATCGCCTGTAATGCTCGGTATGCGCTTGAAACAATTGGGGTAGGCATTTGCTATGTCTTGTGCATTTCGTTGTCCCACAGAGCTTGTATCGCTGTCTAAGGCTATGTATATTTTGCATTGTGATACTCCTCTGATGTTTTTAACTGCCCTCATCCCAAAGTTTGCAGAAAAAACACACGCGGTTGGTATCTTAGTAGCTTCATATACAGTCGCTGCGGTTGCGTAACCTTCGACAACGATAAGCTCTTTTATTTGTGGTAATTCATCCACGCTAAAACCAAGACAAAACATGTTGCCTTTGATCTCTCCGCCTGGATAAAACTTTTTATTGCCCTTTTTATCAATGTACTGTAGTGAACGAATGTCCCCTGTGATATTATGCACAGGAACAACCAAACTATCATTTGGATCTGTTTTTAAACCATAGCTTTTAACTTTTTTATTTGTGAGATACTCATGTTCAGTCGTATTTTTGTAAGATGCAAAGAGTTCGTTTACCTCTGTTGCCACTTCCTCGTTCCTATTTTTCTTAGCTTCTTCCAGCCTGTGTTGAGCCTCCGCCATTTGTTGTTTTAATTTAGCGGTGTCTACAGGACTAAGTGTGCTGGTATCTATAGAACTCCATTTACCTTCAAAACCTGTTTTCCAATTACCAAAGGTAGCAAAGTAATTACCTGATAATTCATTAACAACATACCAACCTGATCTTTGATTAGATCTATCTGCTTTAGATCCTAACCCCTCGCACACACGCACGCGCACCAAGTTTCCACTTGTGTCCAAATGATCTACTTGCAGACCATGATTGGATAACTCCCCTACCAAATCATTGAGATCTGGCATCCTGACTTTGGATTGCTCTTTGTAGTTTTCTAAATACTTAGATAGATCCATCCTCTATTACCTTCTCTAGCTTGCCTGTTCTTGCTTGTTCATTAGCCCAAGTCAAGTAAGCATCAACTATGCGTAGGTAAAAGAGTTCACGATCCTCTCTGCTCCACTCGTGGAGTACATAAGATTTATTCTTTTTAGAGATATCTATATAGGATTGTTTGCTTGCAGTGATTGTGTGTTCTATTCCTTCATCACATGCTACTGCTACTCTTTTCAATTTCTTACCCTCGCGTATAAGTTCTAAATGTTCTTTGCAACAGCATCCATAAATGCTGTCGTTGTTTATCAGAAGTCTAGGGCTTTGCGCTGGGAGATAACAATATCCACACAGCGCAGGCCTAAACTTCTTTGGATTAAAATGGTATTTCGTCTGATTCTTCCTGACTAACACTTGGCTTCTCCTTTTTAACTGCTACAGGTTTTTCTTTCTCTGTTACAGGTTTATAGTTTTTGCCATAGTCGTCATCAATTCTCAGATAACCTTTTTCATTTTCAATGATATTGCACAATACAGTTTTACCAGTAAGAGCAGAAGTGTTTGTATTAGTTGGGCTTAATTTTTCTAAGCCAGCCGCTTCCATGAGCGAATTGAGCTTACGCATCCCAACATTGGTTGCTTTTGGATTGCCATTAGCAATCGTGTACCACTCTTTAACAGAAGCAGATCCTTCTGGAAAGATAAAGTCTACTTCTACTTTTGTATTCGGCCCATTCTTGTCCTCGCCATGAACTAAAGTTTGCGATGCAACTTTAATTTTATGTACGCCAGGTTCAATCTTTGAGCCACCCATATCGATTTGATCATCGAAATTTATTTCATCTTTTAATTCCATTAATTACTCCCTAAAAATTATCCCAAATCATACGAATCATATTTTTCAAGATGATCAATATAGTCTGAGATATCTGCGTTAATAAATGCAAGCCACTTAAACCCGTCATGCGGTAAGTTGTTGTTATCTTCATCAATCGTTTTTAATTGTTTATCTAAAACTTTATTAACTCGTCTTAATGAAACTAACAGTCTTTCGGTTTCGGGTAGTTTGCTCACTTGATCATTTCCTCACGGATTGCTTGCCAATCCATAGGCATTTCACTTGGTAAACCATAACGATTCTTCGCTAGATAACCAGGTGCTTGTTCTGTAAAGATCTTTCTATCACCAGCAATGGTTTTGGTTGTCATGCCTCCGCCTTTGCCTTTGACCTGTACAGTTCCAAGTTTGTAGTTACAGAAAAATACTGCATCTGAGTGTTCAACAATCAAGTCAGCAGCTTTTCTATGTAATTTGATTTCGTTCCTGTCGTGTGGCTCTTGTGATGGATCTTCATATCTTTTGATTTGGTTGTGAGCGATTTGTATGATTGTCATACCCTTTTCATCTCTCAACCTATTCAGGATTTCTATATATTCTTTCCACTCATTCAGAGCAGCTACATAACCCTTGCCATAGGCAGGTGTGTCTATCTGCGCCCAACCATTTTGTTCGCACACATGTTCCCACAAAAGCGTTTCGCACCAATCAAGACTATCTACACACACAACTTTAAAATGCGTGTCATTGTCTAATAGCCATTTAAGATATCCCATAAATTTTTCCCAAGTCTTAGCGACTTTGAAATGCTTACATTTAATCTTTCCTATACCATCTTCAGATTGCACAATTATTACGCCATATGAGCCAATCCAAGTGCTACCTTTTGGGTATTTACTTTCACCACTTGCATTTTCTTCTGCAAATTCTTTTTCTGTAATATTTTCGGCTATGACATTTTCATCAGCATCCAAGATAACTTGTTTACCCATGCTTGCAGCAAAGGTTGTTTTACCAATGCCACCTGGGCCATACAAAACCATGATTGGTGGTTTTAATTTTGCTTTACTTTGTATATCAGCTAAACTCATTTCTTCTCCTTTTTATTCTCAACCACTTCTACTTTAGGTGGTAATTTAGAATCTAGGTTAGCTGCTTGTATGTTTATAAACGCATCAATAATTTGATTTGTTTGTATTTCAAGCATAGCTTCTTGCGCTTTTTCAGCTCTAGCATTTTTAAGTGCTATTGCTAACTGCAAATCATTGGCAAGTGGTTTTGTATTCTCATCTAAATCCTCTGCGAATACATCTCTTTCGCCATTATCTCCAGTTAGTGTAAAAAGTTTATTATTTTCTTCGGACATTTATTTCTCCTCGTATCGTTTATAGGTATCACAGTTAGTTTTAAATGCACAGAATCTACAATGATCCCCTGCAACAAACTGTGGGTTTTCTTCAAAGCAAGCATCAACTGCTGGCTTTAAATCGTTGAAGCCCCAATGCACAAGATTGGGTGCTGAAATCTCAAATGTTTTTATGGGGTTGCTAACTTTTGGTTGAACGATAGTCAGCTCCATAGTGATATCAGGATTACCACCTCCGTATCTGGTTAATGCTCCTAAACCATAAATCATTAACTGTTTATTCTTCACAGGATCTACAGCCCATTTACCAGACTTTAAATCAATCACACAAATTCTATTTTCTGATAACAAGATACAGTCAGCAGTTCCATAGCATTTATCTGATATCTCATTTAGGTAAACCTTTTCTTCTATCACCCTGCGCGCGCCAAGTTCTTCTTCTCTTTTTAATATATAGTCAACATAAACTTCCGCGCAGTTAATCATCTCCTCGTCTATTTCTATTTCAAATTCTTCTATGACTTCTTTTCTATCCAACCAATAATCGCGCAATGTCATATCGCGTAAACGATCTTTTAGTAACATCTCTGTCATATGGTGAATAAGTGTTCCGTTTGCAGCAGCTAGACTGGTTTCGTATGGCATGTCTGCATTAGCTAATACAGATCCTGCACATTTAAACCAGCGTTCTGCTGATGATGGACTAGCTAACGCGTGCGCCATTAGAAATGTATGAATCCTTTTCCAAAGTTTCTATTTCAGAAAGTTCGTATAAAACCTTGCCACCTATCTTGTAATAGTTAGGCCCTTGGTTTTTACCTCTCCAATTCTCTAATGTTCTTGGACTTTTGTTCCAGCGTTTCGCCAGCTCGTAAGTGTTTAAAAATACTTTATTGCTTTCAGACATTTCTTTTAAGCTCCCTTTTGTATCTATTTATTGTGTAAATTACACTTTTTCCCTTATAATTGCAATAACTAATTTTAAAAAAGGGAGTTAAAGATGAGCATTGATAATGTTACAGAAAAAGATTGGGATGAAGCTATTAGAAATTTAGCTTCTAAAAAACAGATTGGGGGTGTCCATTACAAGACATTAAAGATATCTCCAACTGAATATGTTTATGCGAACAATCTGTCTTGGAATCTTGGTAATGTAGTTAAATACATAACCAGAAGAAAGACAGACCAGGTGGAAGATCGCGTTAATGATCTTCTGAAAGCAAAGCACTACATAGACCTAGAGTTGCAAATGGTTTATGGCAGAGATGCAGATGGAAATGACATAGGGCCATACACTATAGAAACTAAGGTTTAGGAGTATGGATATGAACTTAGCAGACTTTAACGATCCTATTCTTTCAGAGAGGAATGGGAGAAAGCCTGTCTATATGGACAGGCATTTGGTTAAAGACTTTTTAGTATTCTGTAAAGATCATAACAAAGATCCTCATAGCGTTGCTGAATACCTACTTAAACTAGGTATTCATGCAACTCAAAAGGATAATGTTTGTATTGATATAGATAACTTATAAAGTTCTTGAATTAATAATGCTTTCTATATGATTGCCGACTAGGTTTGCGTTTTCGATAGCCTTGTCTTGGTGAATATGAGCATACCTTTGGGTAGTCGCCTGATCTCTGTGTCCTAACAATCCGCCCACTTCAGCTAAACTTACTTTCTGCAATGACCAAGATGCGTATGAGTGTCTTATGTCATGCAAGCAAACATCTTCTAAACCAGCAAGTTGTTTAATCTTCTCCCACGCGCGCCTAGGGGTTTTTATTCCTACGATATACTCGCCCACCCCCCGCGCACACCCAGAGATAATCTCCATTGCCATGGGCGCAAGATAGATCACGCGATCTTCGCCTAGCTTGTCGGTCTTGTGATCTTTGATGACGAGCGCGTTACCATGCAAGTCAGACCATTTGGCGTTGCCGATTTCCCCTTTGCGCGCGCCTGTTAAGATTAATAACCAAATAAAAGTTACAGACTTTTTATATTGCGGTTTGTCTTTGAGTTCGTTTAAGACTTCGGTGATGCGTAAGAGTTCTGCGTTAGTGAGGTAGCGTTTGCGCTTGTTCTCTCTGTTCTTACCTATGTGTGTGGCTGGATTGCTTTCTACATAGGAGAGCGTGATAGCCAGGTTAAACATAGATTTAAGCATAGTTAAGCAACTATTGGCGGTGTAGGGTGCGCGGTCTGATATATCAAAATGTAATGTTGCGATATCACCGCGAATGATGGTACTTATATCTCTATCGCCAAGTGTTTCTTTAATGTTGTTATTATAGGTTTGTTCTATTTTAGTAATGGTCTTGCATTTCCTTCTGGCAAGATCTTTTTTATAGATCACAAACAAATCATTGAGTGTTTTCATATTAGTCCCTTTGTGTATGTTTGTGTAGTTTACTAAATATTTTCTAAAATATCTAGCAAGTTACGAACAGCATCATTGTTCTTCATGTGTTCATCAATGATGGTTATTTGATTTTCCGTATGTGGTTTTATAAATACTATGTTGCGGTGTTCTAAAGAAACCAAAGCAAAGATATCTATTAGGCCTTTTTTATATTCTCTGTCTTTAGTATGCGATCCTCTGCGAAGATCAAACCGCCAATTCTTTTTGTGGACTTCTTGTTTGGATTTGCTTTTGACTTGTACTCTGTAGAAAGTATCTTCGTATTCAAATATAAGATCAGCTAAACCAGCGTTGGGTGTAAGTAATACATTGTCTGAAATAAGCGAGAGGATAGAAGCTGTCAGATATTCACCCGATAGACCAATTCTATGGGTTGGATGTGACATGGGTTATTTATTTATTAAGCGACCTCAATAATTGTTGCATAGGATCTTCTTCTTGTTGCGTTGCCTCAAAAAGCCTTGTGTATGGCAATGATTGCATTAATGGGCTTCCTAATGCTGAAAATTGTCCGCCTCTATATGCAGCCTCCCCAACCAATCTTGGAGTTTGAGCTGCCAACAAACCCAATAATTGTGGTTTTTCAGCGCCCATGGCAGCCATAAATGATATCGGTTGGGCTATCTGTTGCAAGCCTTTTGGGGTGTATCTAGAAAGAGCTTGACCAGAGAGTCTTTCGATTAAATTAGATCCAGAAACTTTTGCTATATCTTCTAATGCTTGAAGCCTTGTTCCATCACCAGGTATTTCTCGAACTGCTGATTGTAATTTTCTTGCAGCAGTATCTACTGCTTTTCTTCTTCCTAGTGAAAGGGCGTTTTCTATTTCTTTTCTAGCTATTTCTGATTTTGAAAACTCATCCATTATTTTTAAATACTCTGGAGATTCATCAGCAATGATTTTTCTTATTGCGTTGCCAGCTTGTGCAACCAAAGCAGAAACATCATTTGCATCAACTCTGTTATTATATCTTTTTCCTATAAGTCTTTTTAAAGCGTCTAATCCATAAACAGTATGAAGGTTTGGATTTTCTTTAAATCTTGCAACATCATTTTTTATATTTTTTAAAGCATTTAGTCCACTATCGCTTAAAACTAATTCACCTTCCAAAGAAAAAGATTTTTCCAAATCTTTAATTGCTTTATCAACTTTTGAAAAATCTATTCTAGATTCTCCAGATGCTAGTGATGACATTCCAGATCTATAGGCTGATTTTTTCTGTCTGTCTATTTCTGCTAAAGCGCTTCTTGCATCTTGTACTAAAATTTCTGCATCTTCTGTACCAGACATTCCTTTTCTAAATGCTTGTGCCTGTTGTCTTTTTCTTGGATCTAATGAAAGACTGGATTTTCCAGCTTTAAAACCAACTTCTATTGGTAAATCAGAAGCACCAGATGTAATGCCTAAAATCTTTTTTGTTCCATATCCTGTTGTTCTTATTGCTTTCAATGGTAATAATGCTGGATCAAGTGTTTGAGCAATATTTTTTGCTGCATTTCCAGCCTTTACCAAATTCTCTGATTTTGCAATTTTTCCAGTTTTACTTATTAAAGAGCCTCCGCCGCTAAATATAATTGTTGCATCTGCTATAAATCCAACAGGATCTGTTGCAAATGTTTTCTTTATATTATCAATTCCGCCATATCTGTCTGCAAAATATTGTCCAACTGCTCTTGCCACCTCTTCATTTGCTTGCTCCCCTGGTACAAAAAGCTCATACACTCCTTGACCTAAAGTTGCTAAATCTTTGACTGTTTGTATTGGGTGTATAAATGGTTGAACTATATCTTTTGTAAACTGAACAGCACTTGGCCCTAAATTTTCTGCAGCAGAAAATAATACATCTTTTGCGGAAAATTCTTCTCCGCTTTTTTCTAATTTACTTTTTATTGATGTTGGTAAATCTTTTGGATCAATTAGTTCAATGGGCATATTTAATCCTGTTCATATTTAAAAGCTTGTCCATCTGGGGTTATGTAATACAGCGTGTTGCCTTCAACTCCAATTAATCTAGATCCAGCAGGTGCGCCTTCTGGTAAATAAGATCTTGGGGTAAATTGTTTAATATCTTTTGCTTTAAAACTTGTTCCATAATTTCCAGACTCTACTGCTGCATTATAAAAACTTGCTTGATCGTTATATCTTTCTACTTTGTCTTGCAATATTTCATTTATCAGAGGAAATACAATGGTTGGATTTTGCAATAATGTAACATCTCCGCCTAACGCATCTAATATTCTTTGCCAATCTTGTTCAGTCAAAACACCAGGGCCAGCAATCTCTAATCTATTAGCTCCAACCAATCCCTGCAAATTTCCAGAGGCAACCTTTAAAGCAACCTCTTGTTCTGTTAAATCACTATCTCCAGCAATAGTTTTAATTGCTGTTGAAAATTTTTCGTAAAGCCTTTGTAAACCTATTGGGGTTCTTTGTAAATTATCTAAATATTTGTTTAATCTATCTATAGACTGACCAGTTGTTAAAAGCTCAGAAGACTCTTTCCTGAAATCATCAAAACTAGAAAAATATTTGGCTGGCTCTCCTGCGGTAGTTGGCCTTATATTTGGATATAAGGATTGCATTTCCTCTAAAGATAAAGACTGTCCAGTATTAGGAGATTGAAAAAATAGCTCATCCCCTATAATTAATTCTCTAAAAGTTTGACCACTATCTTGATCTTTCCACAAAGAACCTTGTTTGGCGGCTTGCCCAGCTTTAGGTTGTTTAGCTTTTTGCATTTCTTGGTATAAAGCCATTCTAGCTGGATCACCAGAAAATGTTGCGCCTATTCCGTACAAACGATCTGCTAATTCTTTTAAGCCAGCACTTCTAGCTTGGCTTCTTTGTGAATAAGGCAATGCCATTGGATCATAGCCACCCATTTTAATTAAATTACTAGATATCCTTGATCCCAACCTCGCTGCTGGGCTTGGTGCTTCTAAGCCAAGTGTTCCAGTTGAGGATGTGGTTGGAACCAATCCGTATGCTTTTGTAAGATCTTCTATCGCCATTTTTATGTAAGCAAATCTGTTATTAAATCGTATGTTTTAACTCCGCCAGATATAGTATCAAATATTCCTGGAGATGTTTTTTCTGTAATTGTTTGTTGTTGTGGTACTCCTCTGACAGCAGTTGCCAATAACCCAAATTGTTGCGGAGCATAACCCAATGCTCTTTGGAACTCTTGGTATGGTGCTTCCAATGCAGCCTGTTGTAGAGCCTGTTGTTGTGCGCCTATACCGCCAAGTAATCCCAATCTTCTCATTTGCTCTGAGCTTATACCGCCAAGCAATCCAGCTTGTTGTTGTTGAGCTTGAAGTTGGAATTGTGGAGTAAATTGAGCCATTTGCATTTGTCTTGCAATATCGGATTCAGCAGCTCTTTGCGCTTGCTCAAATCCTGCCTGTCTTAAACCAGCAGATGTTCTTGCCATTTGTTCTACATAAGGTCTTTGTGATTCCTGTTCTAATAGTGCAGATCTTGAGCCACCAAAAGCTCCTGCCCGTATAGCCCTTTCCTGCGATAATCCTCTAGCAATGTCTGCTTGCCTTTGAATATCAGCCATGGTTTGATCTATGACTTGCTGTTGATAAGGTGATTGGTATGCACCAATGTCAGCCTGTAATAAAGTTGGCACTTGACCAACTGTGGGTAATGGTTGTTGTGCTAATTGTTGTAAACCAGTAAAAGGATCGTATCCCATTCCTGTTTCAAACAATCCTCGAGTAGCTTGGAATTGTCTAAGTTGATCTGGATTAAATCCAGCAACTCTTGCGCCTGTGTAGGGTACAAATGGTTGTGCAGCTATTCCTTTAGCTTTACCATATAAATCCTCATACATTGCCATTTGTGCTGGATCAACTTGCGTGGTAGTGGTTTCTTTTCCACCGCCACTCCCGCTAAAAGCTGATTTAGCAGCTGCAGCTGCTGTTATGTAAGGTAATGCTTGTGGCATATATTCTCCTATAAATCCTTGCTAATTAGATATTCTTTTTTATAGCCTAAATGTTTTACTTTTCTAAACCAACCCTTACGACCACCGCCATAAATTCTTTTAATTCCAATTTCTTTACAGTAACTTTCAATACATTTAAGCATTTCTTCTAATTCCTCATACTTCCCACCAACGCATAAAATATTAATAGATTTTATTTGTGGAAATATAACAAATTCAGTTACTACGGCAGTTTCTTTTCCTGGCCATAATAAGGCTATTCCATGTTTTATTTTATCTTCTATATCGTCTATTGTATAGGAATCTTGATATTTCATAGCCTCTGCAATCAAAGGTTTGCATCTTTCCCACTCTACTTCCCAAGCATCTTTCTTGGGAAATTCAACGATATTAGTCGCCTTTTCCATATTCTACGATACTCATGTGGATATCTAAATTACCAGCGTGATTGCCTTGTACTTTAATTATTTCACCTTGATGAATAATAATCGGTCTTTCTAATAGCTCTGTAGTGCTGTTTGCAGTAATTACTTTGCCATTAAATAAATTAAAAGTATCTGATCCATGAGTATTGGTTACATCAATTTGTGTTTGTTGTCCTTGATGTTCGCACACTAAAAATGACTGAATAATAGAAAAGGTAAAATCATCGCCAGATGGTGCGGTATAAACAGTATAGTCGGTATTAGCTAAAGTAATATTAATGTGAACATTCTCTGCTCTTTGGATATATTGTCTTTGTGAGGATAAATCCATCAGCGTTTACCTCTAGCTTTGGTATCTATTCTTATATTACCAACTTGAAAGTCTTGGCTAGTTGAGCCTGTAACTTTCATTTGTATTTGTCTGGCTGTAAACCTTGCATCGGTATAGCCATCACTTTCAAAAGTAAAGTCGCCAAAGTCTGTTTCTGCACCTAGTGGTGTGAATTTACCTTTGAAACTAATGGTTACTCCTGGCAGAGTATTTGCTTCTTCGTCTGGAATGATTTGATTAACTTGAACTAATCTATCACCGCTACCAATTTCTATTGGGCCTGATTGACAGAATGGTACAGCACCATTGATGTTAGGTGATGCTGAGAGCTTGCCTGATTCGTGTTGGTAAACAAACCCACTAGAATCACCAGCAATAGGGTAATTAAATGTGCCTTGGTCAATCCAGCATCCTCTATCTAATGAGCCGATAGACCAAACATTTTGTAAATAATTCCAAATCACATATTTATTGGGTGTGTATTGAGAGTCGCCTGATGGAAAGCCCCACCATATCTCATTGAAGTTAGAGTTGTGTCCACCCCAACAAGTTTTCTTACCTGGTATGTTTAGATTATCAAATACATAATCGTGTACTTCGCATGGTATTTCTCTTACAGTACCATCATATACATAGAAAGCGTTTTCACCCATCCATGCTAAGAAATTACCAGTAGATACTACAGATCTTCTGCTAACGGATTTACAGTTTTGTCCAGCCTGTGCAATACCATATACAAATGGTGAGCCAGCGTAATACATTCTGTTGATTCCGTTTTCTGTAAAGATCATC